GAACCTTATGGTGCATTTCAGTCATTTATGAAAGATGAGGTGAACAAAAAGTTAAAACCTAAACTCAAAGCTTTATATGGTAGAACTTTAAGATCCTTAGTATTCAGAATGAGGGAAAATGGAAGATTTATTATTCAAATACAACCTAGACTTGATAGAAATACATTTAGATCTTGGAGTTATGAAAGTCAAATCGAAGACACAATCAAAGAATTTTTATCTGAATTTGGTCTTAAGCAATATCAACATTATGAATTTAGTGGTGATAGGGATTAAAATATTTGTTTTATAATTATTTTTTACTATATTTGTTCAGAAACAAAAATTAAAATTATGTCTGAAGAAAAAATTTATGTACGCTTCTGTGAAGCATTCCGAATTGTACAAGGTTCTGAACCTATTGAAGTTGATGTCGCAGCTCTTCGTAAATGTGATCCACCATACGAAGGTAATGACGAAAGTGATTTGGTGGATTATCTTACCGAAATCCAAAATGATTATGACTGGTATGAAGAAAACAAGCAACACTTCGAAGATGAAGATGAAGCTTATGAATTGATTTTTGAGGAATGGCCAGAGATGGAAGAGTATTCTGATAGTCGTAATAAGGGTGCTGACACATGGTTAGAAGTTGGTGTACCAAACGATGAATACCGTAAGACTGGTCACTTTGAAATGAGGGCATCTAATATTCAGTGGTAATGGCAAAGAAATATATTTTCAGAAGAGAAGAAGTTGTCACCGATGTTCTTATCTATGAATGTGATATCACTGAAGAAGAAATGGAACTCATCGAAGATGAAGATGATGATGTGATTGATCAACTAGTAGACAGTGGTAGACTGGAATTGGTTAAGACAGTCCAAGGTGATCCTGATGTAACTGAAGGTGTTGTTGAAATTAACGAAAACTAATATAAAATGGCAAAACTAATTAGAATAGAAACAGATTATCGTTTTTACGCTGTTGACTTGACAGACGAACAAGTTGAACGGTATAAGTCAGGTGACGAAGGTTACGATGAGGTAATGGACGAAGTTTATGATGATTTCGAATTCACCAAAGACAAAGATGGTGGGACTGAATATTACATAGAAGAATAAATTGAAAAAATCCCTCTATTTGAGGGATTTTCTTTTTTAAGACAATATATTTATTATTATGATAATAAATGAAGCAGAGAGAAGACAAATATTGTCAAAATACCTTTTAGGTGAACAAAAAAATCCTGATATGTTTAAAAATTTCAATGATTCAGAAAATAATGCTGGTCAATTTATTTTTGACTATGTAAGAGGTTTTGAAAAATTTGTACCATTTACATATGACGATGCAGTTTATCCATCAATACCATTTAAATCAGGAAAACCGAAAGGTAAATTGACTATAGGGTATGGCACAACAGATCCACAGTACGCAAAACCAGGTAATCGGATCGATAAAGATTTAGCAAAAAAACTATCGGCCAGAGATATTAACAATTCCGCCGATTGTATCAAAAGATGGCAAAATAGAGATTCAGAAAATAGAAAGTTAACGATAAACATGTATCGAGCAATGATAGACATGGTTTATAATATGGGTTGTAATAGGTTTGTAAATTCGCAAATGATAAAAGCAATAGAAAATAAAAATTACAGATTAGCCTCTAGAATGATAAAAAATGCCGATTGGGGAAATGAAAACAGAAGACAATCAACTTCTCAACTATTTATAAAAGATATAAATTAACAAAATGAAAAAGGTATTAAAAGAATCTGGTATAAGAAATATTAAAGATTTAGCCAAAAGATATGACAAGGCAAAAATATATTTTCACCAAGACTTGGATGGTGTAACTACTGCTTTAGGTATGAAAAATTATTTGGAGGATAATGGTATAAAAGTAGTTGACTCTGAAATTATCCAATATGGTGATAAGGAATTTGCCATAAAAAAATTAGATGCTGAGGGAGACACTATGCCTGTGTTAGTCGATTTTGCACATGGTAAGCCTATGTTTGTAATACATACAGATCACCATGATAGTCAAAGTGGAGTAGAAAAAGACACTGCAACTTCGTTTAGACCATCTAGGTCTAATGTTGCGACTATTTCTCAAATTATGTCACCTAAAGAAATATTTCCTTCTGAAGATATAACATTAATTTCTACTGTTGACTCAGCTGATTTTGCAAGATACGGAATATCACCAGAACAAGTTATGAACTTTATTTTCAAAGTATCTAAAGATAAAAATCTTCAACAAAATAAGACAGCTTTAGGATTAGCCACTAATAAACTTTTATTGGCATTTAAAAACAAACCTGGATTTCTAGAAGAATTGGTTATGACATCACAACCTTCATTGATGAGTATATATCAGAATATTGACAGGATTGCTAAAAGAGAAAATATTAAATATGATGAACTTTTTAAAGCAGGATTAGCAAAAGATAGATTTGGTAGACCAGTAAAAGAGCCAAAATATCCTTATGCATCACCAGAAGATATGACTGCAAACCAATTAGATTATATTCAAAAACAAAAGGATAGTCCAAAAGTTAGGTTAGAAGATGGTATAGTTGTACAATATGGTGGTGGTAGTATGTTTAAACCAGGATCATACGATAGATATACACCTTTCAAAAATAATCCAGATGCAGACTTTTTAGTAATTGCATGGCCTATGGGATTAGTTCAGGCTAGTTGTAATCCATTTAAAGGTGAAAGAGAATTAAAAGGGGTTAATTTGGGTGAAATTGCTCAAGAAGTATTATCAAAATGGGAATCACAACTTAAAGATAAAATTATACCATTATCTACCATAAAATGGGTATCTGAATCTGGAAAACAATTTGGTGAGGAGTCTGTTGGATTTACAAATAAAGATTTAGAAGCTTTCTATGGTGATAAAGTTAGATCTATAGATAATGGTGATCAATTTATGGATCGTCTAAAAGAAATTATGAATAAACAGAATAATGATTTAACAGATGAAGAGTGGGATATATTGGACAGATTAGGTGTACCCGCTTGGGAAATGATTCAAGCAAATTCTGGAGGACATAAATGTATAACAAATATTTCGGCTCTAAATTATTTTGGAAGAAGTAAAAGACCACCTCAACCAGGTAAAAAAAGAGCAAAAAAAGAGGGAGATTCCCCTTCAGTAAAATTTGTTAAAATGATTCAAAATCGTTTCGTAGAATTATTAAAAAAGAAAATTCAGGATTCGAAAAATGTTAATGAACAGTTTATTTCTGAGAAAGAAAATGATAAAACTAATCAATTTTTAGATGATTTAAAAAAAATAGATAAGAATATCAAACAATCCGATTCTAAAACTATGAGATTTAAAAAAAAAGTTGAAACATTTCAAACAGCTTTAGAACTTTTAGGTTATGACTTACCTAACTTTGGTATTGATGGTCGATTTGGTCCAGAAACTGGTTCAGTACTCAATAAATTCAAAATGGATAACGAACTTGAGATTCCAGAAGGACAAGCTATTTTTGACAATGAGACTAAAAATTTGATGTTAGATTTATTAAGTAAAAAAGAAATTGATGACACTAAAATAAAAAATGTTACATCGGATTTTGTTGAGTTCGATAATATTGAAGGTCAAATAGAACATTCTTTTGGAGGTGAAGCAGCACTCAACATAGATAAAATAATCGATAAATTAGAAGAAGAAGGTATAACAGATCCAATTACTCAACTAGGAATTTTATCAGTAATTGGTAAAGAGACTCAATTTGTAAATAAAAAAGAAAAAGGTTATCAAAATACATCCAATGAAAGAATCAGACAAATCTTTTCAAGAACAAGAGATATGGATGATATAGAACTTAATAAATTAAAGAAAAATTACAATAAATTTTTCGATTTAGTATACAATGGTAGAATTGGCAATAATAATAAAAGTGACGGATCAAAATTCGTTGGACGAGGTTTCAATCAACTCACAGGTAAATCAAATTATAGAAAATACAGTAAATTATTAGGTGTTGATTTACTTAATAATCCTGATTTACTTTTGAATGATGACATCGCTGTTGATGTAGCAATTAAATTTTTAACTAAAAACCGAATTCCAAAATTTGAAGACCCCAACCAAGCAGCTATATATTTCGCAGACATAAATGCTGGTAGACCAAAAATGAGAGCTAGAAAAAATGCTTTGAAATTATTAAAAAGATTTAAATTAAAATAATAATTTAGTGAGGTTCTTTACAAAATTTTTGTTTTTAATACTACTTTTGCCAATTAATATATTTGGACAAAGATGGTGCGGATTCGAACGTCAACTCAAAGAATTTAATCCAGTTGATAAATCAATTGATAGAAGTTTTCAAACAGATAATGATTTAAAAACTATACCTACAATTGTACATGTTCTTTATAATGGTGAAAAATGTTGTCCTTATGATGCTGGTGATTCTTATGGTGTAGGAACACACATTACTGAGAATGTGGTTGAAGGTAAAATTAACTTTGTTAATACTCTATTTTCTAACACAAATGCCAATATAGAATTATGTTTAGCTCAATCTAATAATTTAGGATCCATTGACGCTATTCAATATCATAATATTTACGATGTATTTGACGAGGCTAATATTGAAGGATTACCAGTTTGGGATATATACACCTGGTATGAAGAAGTAAGGGATCATACTATAGTAGAACCCGAGTATTTTTTAAACATTTACCTTTATGAATGGCTTACTGTAAATCCTTTGGGGTTTGCTAGTTTTCCCCCTGGATCTAATTGTTGGGTAAAAACATCTGCATTTACTCCAACCTATGCCACTACTTTAATACATGAAATAGGCCATTGGGCAGGATTATTACATACATTTTCTGATGAACTTTCAGGGATATATACTTGTATCACGGCTTTAGATGAAGTCGATTGTGAGAATGAAGGTGATTATGTGTGTGATACACCACCAACTGGGATGGATTTTTCTTGTTTAGATGCATGTCCTACAATATACTCTCCATGGGATGGTGAAGTTATTTATCAAGGTATACCAGAAATTAGTGAATCTTATATGTCTTATGCACCTGATGCGTGTCAATGGATGTTTACTCAAGGACAAATCGATAGAATGCACGAACAATTAGAAATCTGGAGATCTACTCTGATAGGTGAAAACAACTTTTGTGAACCTTACAACAGTCCTTTATCTTGTCAAGGAGACTTCAATGAAAATGGATTTGTAGATATAGAAGATCTACTAGATTTCTTATTAATCTATGGAACAAGTTGTGAAGAAGATTAACTGATAGAATAATCGACTATATCACCTATTTGAATATTATTATCTTTACAATAACCGCCAGAAATTTCTAAAACTTTATCACCAACACCTGAATAATTTGTACATTCTTTTTTTATTTTACAAGGAGGACAATTATGTGATATTTTAGTAATTTTGTTACCTCTGATAAAAATTATATCTAATGGGATTATACAATTGTACATCCAAAAATTTTGAATTTTGTTGGTACCCATTAAAAATAACATACCATTGAAATCTTCATTAAATCTTTTTTGAGACATACCCTCTCTAATTGAGTTTTCTGTCATACATAGTTTTACTTTGAAAGAACTATCGTTTATATTTACTTCCATGAATAATAAATATCATTAAAATGATTATATCATCTCTTATATTAGTAAAGTGTAGAGACCAAATATTACTCTGTAAAAGAAGTCTCGATCAAAAAGGTTTACCAGGTTATTGGTCTGGACCGGGTGGTGTCGTTGAAACAGGTGAAGATCCCGCTTACGCGGCTTATCGTGAATTTAGAGAAGAAACAAATTTAGTTTTGAAAAATTCATTAAAAAAAATTGACATTATCCAGACAAAAAATTACCTTGGTAAAACAAAGATTAAAATGCATGTTTTTCTGTATGAAACTGATAATTTTTTATATCCACAACTAGACTTAGCCATAGATGGAAAAGAACATAGTAGATGTGGTTATTTTAAATATGATGATTTACCAGAACCCATGACAGATGAATTAAAATTAACTATTAAAAAAATATTTTCATGAAAGAACAAATAATTCAAGCAATGATAGCTAAGTATGAGGCCGATTTGTTGCAAGCTAGAACCACCCTAGAAGTTTACTTAACAAACCCTGTAGGTATTGGAGAACATCCAGATATTTTAGAGGAAGTAGATAAGTTAATACTTAAAATGGCTGAAGCTGAAGGGAATTTACAAATTTTGAAAAATATCTGACTTTTTCTCAATTTGATACTATTTATATATTCACAGTCTATTTTTTTCTGTGATTATCCCCTTCAAAAATATATAAATCCCCAATCATTTGTTTGATTGGGGATTTTTTTCTATATTTACAAAAAAAAGATGTATAAATCTAAAATTTCGTTTTCAGTCTTTGATCGTATGATTCATGAAAATCCTACAAAGTGGATGACACTTGAAAACGATGATCAAGAAATGTTATTTTTTTTAAAATATTTAAATCAATGGATTCAGAAAAATGATATCGAAAGACTCATGATTTATGATCTACCTGAAGAATTCCATTATATGTTTAGTAATTGTAAAAAATCTACATTGAAAGAATTGAAAGAAGAAATTATTTTAAACTTAAATTAATGAAAAATATTGAAATTATTCATCCTAAATTTGGAGTATTGTATACAAATGAATTTAAGGATATGGTACAACTTAAACTTTTTTTGAATTTGATTCACATTTCTATTACCAGAAAAGAATCATTTCAATATTTCAATGCTACTGATGACTTAGTGTATGTTCCTTTTAAACAATTGAAAAAATGTATCATTACTACAAAGACAAACAAAACGACATTGGCAGACTATTATTTGATGTCACAAAAAAAACATGAAAATGTTGTAATTTCATGAAAAAGTGGTATATGACTATATAAAAAAGGTATATCGGCTCATAACCATAAGTTCTGATGACCCTTGGGCCCTGGCCCGTAGGACCATGGGACCGGGCCCTTGGGACCATGGATGTTTTTTTGTAATATTGGAGTCGGTTTGGTAGAAACGGATTTAGTCAAATACCTAAGAAAATAAAACACCCAAAATATATTTTGAGTGTCTTTTTAATCTCAATCCCCC